CTACGATAACCGCGCATTCAACATGGCTATCTGTTCGTCGTTCATGTCATCAATCCACATACCGTAAATTTCATACACCATCTGCGCAGTTTCATGCCCCATTTGGCTGGCTATAAATGCCGGGTTCGCTCCTGCCGTCAACAGCCAGCAGGCAAAAGTATGCCGCGTATGGTACGGATTACGGCGGCGAATACCAGCACGTTTTACTGCTGCATTCCACCTTGCCCCCAAACTGCTTACCGAGTAATAAGGTTTTTGTTTTCCGTTACACACCCTGGGCATGAAAACAAAATGCAGTTTTTGCTTTTCGGTTCTGCCGTACTCCCGATGATAAAAGGTGATTTCGCTTTTGCGATGATGCCCGGTCAGTTTGTATTGCTCCTTCAGTGCTTCAAGAGCAGGCTGCAGTAGTGTTACTGTTCGGATCCCGGCATTTGTTTTTGGGGGACCGAACATATCAAGTATCGTCAGGTTTCTTCTGACATTCACTATTCCCTTTTCGAGATCCACATCCTCCCACGCCAGAGCTGCCAGTTCCCCGTGACGAAGTCCTGAGTAAACGGCAAATTTCCACAAGTTCTGGCTCTGTCCTTTTTCACTTTCCATTAATGCATTGAATTCTGTTTTAGATAACGGATCAGGCTTTATTCTGTTTCGCTGTAATTTTTTTACTCCTTCAAATGGTTTAGTTGATATAAATCCCGACTGATACGCAAAACGCAACAGCGAACAGAGCAGGGCGATATAGTTATCAACTGTGCGCACGGTTCTTCCTTTTTTGTTGGATCTTGGATTATCCAGGTAAAGCGTTTCTCCATGCAGCAGTTCATTCCGGTAGTTTAAGATATCGCTATAACGAATATGTGATATCGGGGTACTTTCACAAATTATTATTCTGAGTGTTTTTAATTGTGATTTCGTTTTCTTCATTGTGTTTGTTGTTAACTCTGTCTCTTTAATTTTTGTCCAGATATCACAAAGCTCTCCGAACGTTTTTATGACTCTCGTTGTCACCATTTTTGCCCCAGTGCTGGACTGGGGAAAACGTCTTAAATACTCAAATTCACCGGAGTTTATTTCATGAACTATCAGCGATCTTAAATTTCCGGCCTTTTTAATATTACTGTTTGTAATCTCCCAGCCTTTTAATGTTTCCCGACATCGTTTTCCTCGAAACATGAACCAGATGCGAATGTATCTACCTCTAATCTCGACACCTGTTGGTAATTTAGACATATCATGAGTCTTTGATAAACTGATTTATCTTTGGATAGTTGTACCAGATAATCCCTCGTTTGCTGTCTGGCTTACCTAAAGGAGATACTCGTTTGAAGTGGAAGCCCTCCACCCAACAGTTCTGGCGGTATGCTTCAATTTGTCTGGCCCCCAGACCAGTGCGAAGCATCAGGCCGTATTCAACCATCCACTCTTCATTAAAGATTACTTGTGCCATCGCATCACCTCTGGCAGGCGCCAATGTTAGACTGAAATTGACGCCCGATGTTGATTATTAATAATCAGCTATGAAGTTTTAATTTGAATACAATGCAATTCTCGAGGACTGAAGTTTCTCGCAATTAAAATTTATCAGTTTTACTTTCTGCTCTCTGGAAACGCCTGCTTCTTTTTTACCTGAGAGCATTTTTTCGCATTCTGATTTCGTTAGTTTAGATTTTGAATATCTTGTCCAGTTAGTAGGAGTGCCACCTTCCTTTTCAATAGTGGCGGTAATTTTATACATGAACACCTCCATTATTATTTCCAGTGGTTCGTTTATTCCATCTTTCGAGTGCTTCTTTTTCACTTCCACCATAACCGGTTCGGGATTCGCATCCGTTACACTTCGCTCGGTAATATCCTGAAATGGCTTTCACCGTTACTGATGGACAACCACAAAATGGACATGGTTTAACATTGTCATATCTCATAATTTTTCTCATAAAAAATATTTCAAGTTGGCGGTGCATTACACCGCCAGGCTGAATTATTCCTCTGAATTATCGATTACACTGTATTCCCCGGTTAATACAGAGGAATCTGCAGGATCGATTGTCAGTGGTTCCTTTTCATCCATTGATACTGCACGCTGGATCTCAATTGATACGGGCAGATATTTGAACAGGCGACGAATAGCCGTTTTCTTTGCCATTTCTTCCCAGTGAGTTACCCACGGCCCGTTATTACCAGCTTTACTCAGGCTGCGCACCAGCTCAATCTGTTTGCGCGTCATAACTTCAAACTGAGTACCTCCGTCTTTCAGTCTTGCGACAGCATAGACGTGGGTAACCGGGGCATCTTCGTTTTCTCCCGGGCGGTGTATTAACTTTTCATCAAGGCCAAATTCGAAGCTAAACTCGTCACCTTCACGGACAACACGGGCTGACAGGCTGGCGATTTGACCAGAACGGCGAGCCAGATCAATCATGCCGCGATAGCCAATGATTAGCTGAACGTTCTTTTTACCGCTCTTTTCGTTTTTATTACCAAAAGGCAGTAAATATGCATGACCGAGGGCGCTACCTGGCTCAAGTCCGAGCTGTGAACACTGTACGATCGCACTGACAAAACTCATAGTGTCACAGTTTCCTAACGCCGGAACTTTACGAATTTCTGTGGTGGCGATACGGATCATACGTTCAGCCGTCATATGGCGTGGAAGAGCTGCTGCCAGTTGCTCTTTCATTGATGGCTGGTTAATAAAACTAATCACGTCGCTATTTTTAACTGCTGCTGGTGCACGGTTTCCCTGAGTTTTTTGCAGATCGGCTTTTGCGATTGGTGGTTGCTTAGTCATTTGCATATTCCTTAGCCCAGCGGGGCAGTGATAATGTCTTAATAGCTGGCCATTCATCGGTATTCAGGCAGTCAGACAGGGTTCGCAGATTGCGGTGATATTCCTGTTGACCTGCCAGTTTTGCTTCTTCGCCCATCATGAAAATTTCAACCGGATAACGTCCGCATTCAATAGTTGTGCTGGCAACCAGAAAAACGAAAGTTGGCTGCACTCCAAACTGTGCTTCATAACCGTCACTGTAGAATGCATCCTGAACGTGATAGCGGTAGTCGTAATAAGCGGTTTTGAATCGTTGAATATCCGCCGTAGTTTTCACGTCCATGATCCAGTGAAATTCAGGGATAATTTTGTCCGGACGGCACCGACACAAAATTCCTGTTTCAGGATCTTTCCAGTAAATTGATGATTCAGCGTGTCCGGCGCTTTCAACAAGCCATTGCCCCAGCGGCAAAGCCATAACGCTTTGATACATGAGTTCAATTTTCCGGCCTTCTTCCGCAGTGATAACCGTTTTTCCTGTGCTTGCGCATTCCATCAGAAACGCTTTCTCTTCTTCTTTTTCGGCGTTTGTACGGCGGTTAAATTCAGGTGCTACGATAAAGCGGTTACTGAATTCTTCCGGTTCAAGTACCCGGCAGTGGAAAGCAGTTCCTAAATCGAGCGTTTTTGTCTTTGTGGTGTCCACGGGGGCATTTTTACGCCACAAATATAGTGCCGGAGTATCAGCAATGTCATCGAGCTGAGACTTACTGATACCGGGACCCGCGTGGTAATTCTCATTCGAAATTCCGTAATAAATACCTGGCTCTATGTCTTCTACGATTACGGGATCTGCGACTTCGCCAGTTTCATCACTGCAATCGCGATGCGGATCGCTGCCAGCATTCTCATTGTGCGGATGTTCAGCGCCTTCCATTTCCTCCGGATCATTTTCCTTAGCTTCAACCTGACTCTCTTCATCGAATGTTTCCTGGTATGTTGCGTCGCCCATCACCGCACCACAGTCAGGGCAGTTATCCCCGCCAGTCTGGCCGCAGGCATTGCAGGCTATTTCCGGTTCCTGTTGCACTACTGGCTCAGGTTGATTCATATCTGGGCTGGTTTTTTCCGTTTCTGGCTGGTTCTGGTACACACAATCGCGAGTCTGGATCCCCTTTACCCATTTCGGATCGTTCGGGTCGCTAATTCCGTCAACAAATTCACCACGTGATGCAGCAAGCAATTTATCGGCATCGACAGGATTTTTTGATGGAATGTTTTTCCGGGCTTCATGGAGTTCTGCCCGCAGTTCCTGATATTTCGCATCAACAGAATTTACCTGTGACTGAGCATCCAGCGGCTGCGTGTCCTGATGATGTTCAGTTGCGTCCGGTTCCATTGTTTCAGCCTCTCCCTGTTCAACTGCCGTTGTTCCAGATGGTTGCGGTTTTTCTTCATCATCCTGTTTTCCTTCTTCTGTTACTCGCTGCGGCATCGGGGCAGAGGAGCGACCGCAGGCAATATCCACGATTTCCGGATCAGGGTTGGCATGATCGGTTTCAGTCAGTGCTTTGTTCAGATATTCAGTGACGTGCGCGGGGATGACCTCGATCCCAATTGGTGCTTCTTTTACGGACGCAACCACGATGGCGCGGGAATAATCCAGCCCGCCAGGCATGGTGATGAATTTGTCGCGGAAAACAGAAAAGGGCGGTTTATTTTCAGCGATAATTTCCTCAATGCGTTTAGCGTGTGCCGGATGAAGGTTATAGATGTCCAGATCCATTGAACGGGCCAGTACGCCAGTGGCTACGTCGCGCGCCAGTGACGTCAGATCGTGTACGAAACCTTCGCCGCGATCGGTGAGGTTTCCGCCGCCAGCATTAGCACCGGAAGCCGTGCGAGTGATGTGTGAAACACGATTACCCTTCATCCACTCTTTTGTCAGCAGTCCTCGATCGGTGTAGTCAGCGTTCAGGTATGCTTCGAAAAAAGCAGTTATCAGTCCCAGGTTTGAATTACCAGGATTAGGGAAAACTTTGTCAGTGTCACGAACCAGTTTGTGGAGTTCGCGAATTTCCAGCGGGTCGAGCAGGCTGGTTTTGTGGGAAACAGCCAGGGCAGTAACAGCCGGTAGTTCTTCAGCCCGAGCAATGTGTAATGCCTGGAGTCCGTCGCGTGAAACGTGCGTTACCGGTTTTTCGCTGCCGTGTTGAGCAAGCCAACGAATGGGCAGTTCCTGGCCAGAAATTGGGAGTAGCATATTCTCCTCAATCTCAGTCATGTCTTCGCCGTTGACGTTGGTATTGCCTTGATAGTGAGCGTTGTCTGGTGCTGCTCCCGGTTTTAGTTCCCATGTCATGGAGTCTTTGCTGAGTTGATAGCGTTCACTCCAGGTAAAATCGATCTCACCTTCAGCGGGCAGGTCATTAACGACAGGAAAATTCGTGGCAACAGCTTTAAAATAGCTGCTCAGTTTTTTACCTGACTTAACGATCAGGTAGTCCAGAGTGGCACAGGTCGATTCAAAATCGTTGCTTGCCCACAGGACGACGTCAGGTTCACCGGATGATTTTTTCGCTTTCCGTAACAGGAAGAGTGGTTTTGTGCTCATTGTTTTTTAACCTCAACTCAGATTAAAATTCGTTTTGTTCAGTGAATGATCTTGCCGGATACACACTGTTCATAGCCTGCGCCATACGCAGGCTATTTCTTTCAGATTTCACCTTTTAATTTCATTGCAATTAGAGTTGCCAGAAATTCGGCTTTTTTTTCTGCGGGCAGATTCTTTCCGATATGCACCAGGCACATTTTTTTGACACCTTCATCAAGTGTTTTTACGTTGCCTGATGGACCATCGATATCAACCACAGTGAATGGGGTTTCTTTATTTTCTGTTTTAATTACGTAGCCAATGCGCTTTCCTTCCAGATTCACCTCGTGAACAATGTCATCGGTAGTTACAACAGTGGCTTCATAATTGGTAATCATGTTTTTCTCCTTAATTAAGGTTGAGCGAATACCTGCCATTTCTGGCATAAATTCAGTTTCGAATAGTCAATTAATTAAAGTTCATGTGCCATCTGGTCTTTTTCGGCACAAGCTTCACTGCAATATTTTCTCGGTTCGTCTTTTGATAAAATCCCGTGCATGAAGTGAAGCATTCTTTCAATAGCTTTGCTTTCTTCAACGTCTTTTTTGCAAAGGTGGTAAGCACATTTTATTTTCTTAGTCATCACCATGACTCCGCCTTTACAGGTAAACCATCACGACCGAGGAAGACTTTAATCATGCGGTCAGTAATGCATGTTTTTGTGGTCAGGTTACGAATATATAGTTTTCGCTTTTTAATATTGTTTGCCGAGGCAATATATGTCCGGCCTTCATGAAGAACATAATCGCCAGGAGTCACACACTGACGTGGTATTTCATCAGTTCCGAAGTGATGTGCAATCATAATTATCTCCATTTTTACAAATGAACTTTGTTGATGCGGTGCCTGGTGCCTCCAGGTGACTGCAACCAGTTAACAATTACAGTCGGCTTTCCCACCCAAACCAATAAGGACTAACATGACTTTTAACTGTGCCACGTGCGCTTAGCCGCATTCACCGCATCACAAAATTCACTTTAAAAAGGGCGGACATCAGCCGAACTTCAAGAAAAAAACTGATGCCGCCAGGACTACACACAGCAATGTCGTTATTTACAACCGGAGGCGCACTCCCACCATTTAAATTTAACAGACAAGACCGACTCTTTATGGATATCGGAAATGCGCCTTCGTGTTGTGCCCGGTTTTATTTCACCACCTCCGGGCTTCGGTGGTCTCGGCTATACCCCTACAGCGAGAGCTTGTGTTAACATTTCAATACCCTTACAGTTGAGAGTTATTGATATGTTGGATGTATTTACTCCATTGTTGAAACTTTTTGCTAACGAGCCACTCGAAAGACTTATGTATACGATTATCATTTTTGGTCTCACTCTCTGGCTGATACCGAAAGAGTTTACTGTCGCATTCAATGCTTATACTGAAATACCTTGGCTCTTTCAGATTATCGTTTTTGCCTTTTCTTTCGTGGTCGCCATTTCCTTCTCAAGATTGCGAGCACATATTCAAAAGCATTATTCATTACTACCAGAGCAACGAGTATTGCTTCGTTTATCTGAGAAAGAAATCGCTGTATTTAAAGATTTCCTTAAAACAGGAAATCTTATTATCACTTCTCCTTGCCGTAACCCGGTTATGAAAAAATTAGAACGGAAGGGCATCATTCAACATCAGAGTGATAGCGCAAACTGTTCTTATTATCTCGTCACCGAAAAATACTCCCATTTTATGAAGTTATTCTGGAACAGCAGGAGTAGACGTTTTAATCGTTAGCTTACTGTGTGCTTCTCCAACCATCGGCGCGCACCAGTTTCGGTTTTAAATGTTTTGCTTTTGGTATACGTCATGGCAGTGAACGTTCCATCCTGGTTGGGGAACACGCCGCACACCAGGGATTCGTTGTTGCCGAGGTCGATTTTTTGCATTTTGCGAATCTCACATCTTGTTGCTACGTATAGCGACTTCTGCCTGCCAGAGATCCCAGTCGTTGCTGCGTAAAGCCTGCACAGCCTGGTTGTAAGTGATACCGCAACAATCCATCAAATACTGAACTACTTCGTAATGCACCATCTTATCTATCCCCTTAACGCCGGGTGGCGGAACTAACTGCTGCACTGCAAAATTTGAATCCCGCCGTCATGTTCATACGCCTCGGGCTGGCTACTTAACCCCTGACCACTGCCTGGTAACTCGAAGTATTGCCCGGCGTTCTGTGGGGCGGGGTGGGTTGGTAGGTATATAATGTACTTTGTGTTCATCATTGTAAAGTACTTTAAGTACATTTTATGTATAAAAAAATGAGACGGGATAAAGTGAAGCACAAACCCGGAGGGGGACGCTACCGGATTTATGCTGGTTTAAGAGGCTTTTTGTTTTTTCTTTCGTGCTAACTCTTCGTAAATTGCATTGTACTTCTGTTTTTTCTCCTCAAGAGTTTTTAAAAGTTCATCTGTCTCACTGTCAGGGAGCTCGTCCAGAAGGTCAATGATGATTTTTTGTCTTGGATTTAACTCCTGATAGAAACGTATCTGTCCACTTTCTTCTGTATCCTCTCCCAAAAGATAGGTTGGTGTTGTTCCAATGAGTGTTGCTAATTCCCTTAATTTCTCTCGGCGAGGAATTGTTTCACCATTAAACCATTTGCTAACCGCTTTTGGTGTTAATTTCATTCGACGGGCAATTTCTGCCTGCCTTCCATGTTGTTCATAACCAGCGTTTTCACAGGCTAGCGCAAGCCTACTGGCGAACTCTTTACGCGCTTTATCTTCATGAACCATAAGTTCAATGATATTCGCTCTTGAATGTACTGTCAGTTCTGTTATAGCATGTACTCAAAGTTCACATTGTGAGGATGATATGAACCAGAAAACACTTGAAGATGTAATCAAAACTGTTCGCGTTTCTGTTGTGGCCGACGTTTGTGGTGTCAGCCAAAGAGCAATCTACAAATGGATGGATAACGGAAAATTGCCTCGCACAGAATATACCGGCGAAACAAATTACGCTGAAAAAATCGCTCATGCATCAAACGGATTATTTTCTGCCGATGCAATTTTAACTATTGGCAGAAATAAAACTACTACGAAAAAGCTGATGGGAGTTGATTCATGAAAATCAAGCATGAGCACATCGAATCAGTGTTGTTAGCCCTGGCAGCCGAAAAAGGGCAGGCGTGGGTCGCTAACGCAATTACTGAAGAATATCTGCACCAGGGGGGCGGCGAATTGCCCCTGGTACCAGGCAAGGACTGGAACAATCAGCAGAATATCTATCATCGTTGGTTGAAAGGTGAAACGAATGCGCAAAGGGAAAAAATTCAGAAACTGATCCCTGCGGTTCTGGCAATTCTTCCTCGCGAGCTGCGTCACCGACTCTGCATCTTCGATACCCTGGAACGCCGTGCATTACTGGCGGCACAGGATGCACTGAGTACGGCAATTGATGCGCATGATGATGCAGTCCAGGCCGTTTACCGTAAAGCACATTTCAGCGGCGGCGGTTCTCCTAGCGATTCTGTCGTAGTGCATTGATTGAAATTAATCGTACCGAACTGTTTTGTTCGGTATCAGTTAAATGTAACGCTGCGAGCGTTACAAGGTGAAAACAAATGGCTTCAAACTGGATAAAGCTCGAAGTTATTACGCCGGATAAGCCGGAAATATTCAGGCTTGCTGAGATTCTGAATATTGATCCAGATGCCGCATTAGGGAAAGTCATTCGCTTCTGGGCATGGGCGGATCAACAAATGATAGACGGTAACGCAGAGTGTAACGCTCGAGGCGTTACAAAAAGTGCAATAGACCGTATCACTTTTATGGCTGGTTTTGCTGATGCGTTAATTCAGGTTGGATGGCTGGTCGAAAGTGATGGAGTGCTTTCACTACCAAACTTTGAGCGTCATAACGGAAAAAGCTCGAAAAAAACGGGCGGTTACAAACGAGAGAGTTACAAAAATACGCGAACTGAAGCGAAAAGGTAACGCTGCCAGCGTTACACAAACGGATCAAAAAGCGTTACCAGAGGAAGAGGAAGATATAAATACTGATCTCCCCCTAAATCCCCCTCGGCAAAAACGAGCGTCTAAACAATTCGAGCCGGAGGCCATTGCTCTGCCCGACTGGTTGCCAGAAACACTCTGGAATGAGTGGGTCCAGTTCAGGCAGGCATTGCGAAAACCGATTCGAACGGAGCAGGGCGCTAACGGGGCGATACGGGAACTGGAAAAATTCCGCCAGCAGGGTTTTACCCCTGAGCAGGTGATTCGACACAGCATCGCCAATGAATACCAGGGCTTGTTCGCGCCGAAAAGTGTTCGGCCTGAGACGTTGCTCCGACAGGTTAACACTGTCTCGTTTCCGGACAGTGCGATCCCGCCAGGCTTCAGGGGGTAACTGACCATGAAAAATATTGCGACAGGCGGCGTTCTGGAACGTATCCGCAGACTGGCCCCGCCACATGTAACCGCGCCATTCAGGACGGTGGCGGAGTGGCGCGAGTGGCAACTTGCAGAAGGCCAGAAACGTTGCGAGGAGATCAATCGCCAGAATCGTCAGTTGCGGGTGGAAAAAATTCTGAATCGCTCCGGCATCCAGCCGTTGCACCGCAAATGCTCGTTTTCGAATTACCAGGTGCAGAACGACGGCCAGCGATACGCGTTGAGCCAGGCGAAATCCATCGCCGATGAACTGATGGTCGGGTGTACAAATTTTGCGTTTAGCGGAAAACCTGGTACCGGAAAAAACCATCTGGCGGCGGCTATCGGGAATCGCCTGCTGAAAAACGGTCAGACAGTGATTGTGGTTACCGTGGCTGATGTTATGAGTGCTCTACACGCCAGCTATGACGACGGGCAATCAGGCGAAAAATTTTTGCGGGAACTGTGCGAAGTGGATCTGCTGGTTCTTGATGAAATTGGCATTCAGCGCGAGACAAAAAACGAGCAGGTGGTACTGCACCAGATTGTTGATCGCCGGACAGCGTCGATCCGCAGCGTGGGGATGCTGACAAACCTGAACTATGAGGCCATGAAAACATTGCTCGGCGAGAGGATTATGGATCGGATGACCATGAACGGCGGGCGATGGGTGAATTTTAACTGGGAGAGCTGGCGCCCGAATGTTGGTCAGCCAGGAATTGAGAAGTAATTTTTACCGGGAGGAAATTTTAATGGAGACCGTTTTTGACGCACTGAAAGCAATGGGAAAAGCCTCTTCCCAGGAAGTGGCAGCACGTCTGGGAATGACCCGGGATGAGGCGATTAACGAGCTGTGGAAACTGAAGCGTCGTGGGGAAGCTGATAACAAGGGCCCGATGTGGTGGTTGACTCAAACCGACGAAAACGCATCTGTAGCACAGGCTTCTAAAGTGACAGCGCAAATGCTGATCGAGGCGATTGAACAGCATGGCCCTAAAGCGGCTGATGAACTTGCACTGATATTCAGAATTACTTCCCGCAGGGTGAACTCATCGCTGGCTATGGCCATCAGCAAAGGTCGTCTGATTCGCGTAAATCAGAACGGTAAATTTCGTTACTGCCTGCCGGACGGTAATTTACCAGCAGAGCCGAAAGTTGTATCGGTAGTGAAAACACCTGGTAAAGGCTTTCCTCAGCCAGCCGGTGTTGCGTTACCAGTACAGGAAGCGGCAACACAGGAAGAAATTAAAACAGATACTGTGGGGGACATTGTGCAGTCACTACCATCGTTCACTGAAACGCGAGCCAATGACCTGATTATACCATCGCTGCAAATGGCAAACCGCGAACTGCGCCGGGCGAAAAGTTATGTCCAGAAGTGGGAGCGAGTCTGCGCCGCGCTGCGTGAGCTGAACAAGCACCAGGATATTGTCCGTCAGATTGTCGATTCCTCCAGTCGTATTGTGTCGGAAAAGTGATTCTAGGGGAGGGCTTATGGCAAAAGTATTAACACAGGAAGAGCGAGAAAAAATTAAAGGGCAGATTGTTGATCTCGTACGCCAGAGTGAGCGAGAGACGTTACGACAACTGGAAGCTAAAACAGGGGCAACCAGATATCTGATAAGTATTCTCGCCAAAGAGCTGGTTTCGAGTGGTTACGTATACAACTCTGGCTACGGGTTATTCCCGTCTGAGCAGGCACGTAAAGACTGGCAAAACGCCAGCAAAAAACTCTCGAGTGCAAAGTCGAAGGAACCGGTTATGGTTGATCCTGACCTTATCTGCTCGTTATCTGACGGAGAAATACGTCGTTACGACAGGCGTCATAATATAATTTGTAGTGAGTGCCGTAAAAGAGAAGTTATGCAGCGTGTACTGGCGTTTTATCGGGGAAACTTTCAAGAGGTGCTGTTGTGAGCCAAATTAATAATCGGAACTTGGTGAAGTGAAAGAGAAAGCATAACCCAAATCTGAATAATTAAATTCAGCACTGTGAATAAAATAGAGTCCTTAACCGGAGGAATTCCTGCACTCTCAAATCATCAGGAGGCCGCCCGAAAAGGCGGTGGAGATAATAATGGAAATAACTAAAGAACGATTATTGGAAATAGCAAATCTTAGTGATGGGGCATTAAGTGATGGGAGAATTATTTCTCCTGATGCTTATGAATCAGTTACAAGTATAGAAATAATAACGATGGCTAGGATGCTTCTTGCGCGATTCAAAAAAGAATATAAAAAACAGGTAGATAGCAATGCTAATATATATGATATTTTGGACGGTTGGGGAGCCTGGGCTGTAGCTGAAAATAGTTCTATTGATTGGCAGGAAATAGCTGATAAATATAAAAATGTTGTTCCTCATGGTAAAAAATCACGTCGTCAGTGCAGCAATGATGAAGGGGGTATAATTGATACCTGCATGTTGAGGCTTAAACAATATAGGATAGATGACTATGAGTTAATTATCGCTCATTTTGTTATGGGAGTTTCATTGCGTTGTTTAGCTAAGATAAACGAATGTTCAGATGGTAAAATAAGGAAAAAAATGCAAATGGCAATGGGATTTATTGCAGGTTGTATCTATTACCGTTGATTTTTTAAGGCGAGTTTCTCTCGCCTTAAATTAACTACAGTAACTATTGATTAAGTGAGAACTGAGCCAAGAGGTAATTGCATTCGTAGCATGTTCATCAAGCATTGAGAATCCTAATATGATCATTATAAATGAAATCAGCAAAGTCAGAATCACAACGAATGTGGCTATAATCTGATAAGCTTTGTATGCTTCTCTTAATGGTGTGACTGCAAGATTCTCATAGTCAGTATCATCAAGAAAACCATATAGTTTATCTCTCCAGACTAGCCTAGTATTATCAAGTATCTTAAAGTAATTTTTATTTATGAAGAGAGTTGTAACCTGAGATATAAAAATATATATAGATAACGCGAAGAACATATATGGGAATATGTTATTGGTTATATTAATCTTTGATGCGTCTAGCGCATATTTTATTGCAAATAGACTTATAACCAGAGCCAGATCTTTCCAAAGAGCGGATGTGATGTCTTTAGACTGACTTATTATTTTTTGCGTGTCTTCAGCTAAGGTTTTCCTTAGATCGGACAGAGATTTAATAGTCTCTCTGCTGCTAGCGCGAATGTGGGCCTTATATAGTAATTTTGCTGACTCAAAGGCCATAGGGAGTTTTTTTGGTAAACCCTCACAGAAGGATACATACTCTGGCCATTCTCGTGCTAACTCACTTGTGAAGAAAGTATGTTTGAGTTCAATCTCATTGCCCTCAATAAAGATCCAGTTTATTACAGTTTGTAAAACTGAATAGTCGGAAAGCAGAATGTCTGGATCTCCATAAATTAATTTTTTTGGTGGCTTTCCAGTTAAACAAATTGATTTCTTTTCATCTGCTAATAATTCATTAACGAGAGTGCGACAAAGCATATTGCAGGAAACTTGTAACCATTTTTTGAAAAAGTTGTCCTCTGCCTCAGGCATTTTATAAAGTACCCAAGGAGCTATATCAGATGCAGGCATGAACTCACTAGAATAGAATTTAACGTAGCTCTGTAAATTGATTGAAGTTCGTACGGTTTCATTAGATTCAATTTTTTCTGGAGCATGGTTCCATGGCTCAACAGAATATCCTAAAGTTTCAAATCCATGTTTCAAACCGAGAATATTCACTTTATTGGTTATTGATACTAAATCATCATTGTGTAGAAAAACATTCCACCCTTCGAGCGTAAAAATATACCTGTTATTTTCGAATGCAATGCATTTTAGCGTAATGTTAAGTTTATCACCTTCACTGCATGACGATGGTTTTACTTCATCATTACAGTCATCTTTAACAGTAATTTCAATCCAATTTGGTACGTTTTCGTAAACGTACTGCCAAAGAATGAGTGCATCTTTGTCCATTTTGGCAGAAATTAGAACGCGCGCAGAATCATTTTTTATTGATTCTGATGCCAAAAATTCAGGGTCTTTCCTTGACGCCTGTATAGACTCATCGATTTTTTGAAGTATCGATGTCATCAGTAATAATCCTCGCAGTAGTAACAATAATTTGTTTTCGCCCATCATCTAAGTTTCTTATTTCTGGACGGTCATCTTCATTATAACTAATTACTACACTTTCTGCAGTTTCAATTTTTCGTCTTGGTGGTTTATGAATGCCATCTGCTTTTATAGTAAAGGATTCGCCTTCAATACCAGCATTTTTTGTTTGAGTTTTGAATGTGTTGAGAATTGGTGATTTTTCATCTAACGGCCCAAAAATGCTGGTCAATAACGGAGAAGCATCTTCAGGATTATATTCGAAATCAGCTCTGCTTAAAACTTCATATATTTTATTTACGCCGCTTTTTTGAATTGACTCTGGCAATAATTCTTTATGCCTTTTGAAGGTTATTTTCAGCGCATCAATAAGCTTATTGCAAAGTTCAATTTCAGAGTTGACTCTTTTAACATTTAAGAAGCCTTTAAAATATCCTGAAATATTGGTTCTTTTACTCCTGTCTTTTACAATAACTTTCCCGCCTTTCCCACTTGGATCAAGTTGAATTAACGCTATTTTTTGCATTGCCTCAGCTTTTTTTACGAAAGTTTCATGAAATCTTTCTAAAGTAGGCATTTGTTCTTCAGATAACTTTTCGTCAAGAACATAACGAACCACATCTTCATTATCGTATTTTATAATTGCATAGAATTTTTCCTTATCTGAAACCAATTCAAATAAGAAAAAGCATCCCATACTCGTGTTACCGCTAGAATGGTGTGACTGAAAATCACTGGCCAGTAGCTTCGATTGTTCTGTAAAACAATTAGCTTCAGCATCTGCTTTATCTCTAATGATACGCAGGATTCTTTCGGTATTTGAATTCTCCAGAAAAGTGAAAAGATTTCCTTTCAGTGAAGATTTGATACGTTCAAGAAAAAAATCCACATGCTGAACTGGTTTTATTTCTTTGAGAAGTGTCGGTGCTTCAAGATTCTTACCTACAACGTGAAAGATCATTTTATTAATGACTAAATTTTGTACGTCTTGTTCAGAAAGGAAACTCATCCTGACTCCATAATCAAGCAGATTAGAACTATGACTAGTCTAGTATATGCATCTTTTGGTGCGTACGCAAAAGTTCTTAAACTCAAAATGTTATCGCGGATAGATCTTTGTAGAGTCAGTGATTGGCGCAGGTAGGTGGTAACAGCAGACAAATAGCTGCGGATACTTGAGGCTATCTGCCTCGGGCATGAACATCAAAGGCAGATAGAGAAAAGCCCCAGTTAACATTACGCATCCGGCAAGACGCTTAACATTAATCTGAGGCCAATTTCATGCTTTGCACATGTAGGTTAGCCTCTTACGTGCCGAAAGGCAAGGAGAAGCAGGCTATGAAGCAGCAAAAGGCGATGTTAGTCGCCCTGATCGTCATCTGTTTAACCGTTATAGTGACGGTACTGGTAACGAGGAAAGACCTCTGCGAGGTACGAATCCGAACCGACCAGACGGAGGTCGCTGTCTTCACAGCTTACGAACTTGGGGAGTAA